TTATGAAAAATCTACAAAGTAAATTGGTGAATGTTCAAGCGACCTTGAAAGCACCTAAAAATCAGAGAAACAATTTTGGTAATTATAATTATAGAAGTTGTGAAGACATTTTAGAAGCAGTCAAACCTATCTTAAAAAAAGAGGGTTTAACTCTTATGTTATCCGACACTATAAATAATGAACCATTATATGTTGTAGCTACTGCGACCATTTCAGATGGCACAGATAGTTTAAGTGTATCTGCACAAGCAGGTATAGACCCTAATAAAAAAGGGATGGATGTTGCACAAAGTTTTGGTGCAAGTAGTAGTTATGCTAGAAAATACGCTTTAAACGGCTTATTTTTAATAGATGATACTAAAGATGCCGATGCGACTAATACGCACGGAAAAGTGCCTAAAACGGCTTCTAAAGGCACGTTAGACGACAATAAACAATGGTTACAAAAGAATAGTGTTCAATTTGACAATGTTTTGAAAGCTATTAAAGAAAAAGGGTTTACTATTGCTGATGTCAGACAAAAATACAAAGTAAGTAAAGAGGTCGAACAATTATTAACAAAATAAATTTTAATTATTATGAATGAAAAAAAGTATGTAGGTAGTGGAAAAAAAGTTGGAAACTACGATTTAATCAATTTTACTATTGCAGAAGACAAGGTAAAAGATGCTTGGTTTGATTACAATGGAAAAAAATATCTTAGATTGACCATTGGAAACAAAAAGGAAGCAGACCAATATGGTAAAACTCACTCTGTTTGGTTAGATGAGTATAAGCCAGAAGAAAAGGTAGAGCAAAGTTCAAAACCTGAACCGAATCTGCCATTTTAATTTAATATAATCTTAGAGTGCCTAGTGACTTTTCATGTGTTGGTTTTTTTAATTGTTATCTAAACTAGGCACTTTGAGATTAAATACTGAAAACAATGAAAAATTATATTAATATTAACTTAGCATTTATGAATACGAACTTATCAATACAGGAAGCAGTAGTTTTATCTTACATAACCTCTTTGGCAACTAAGAAAAATTATTGTTATGCTTCCAATGAATCAATATGTAATGCCCTGAAACTCAACGACAGAACATTATACAGGGTTTTAAAGAAATTAGAAGACAAAGATTATATCAGAAGAGAAACAAAGAGCATAGGAAACTATGGTAAACAAAGAAAAATCTATGTTGGTGCAACTGCAAGATTAGTCAGTTCCCTGTAATACATAGTGTAATATATAATAAATAATAATACACTATGTAATATAATATAATACATAGTGTAATACAATGCAAACAATGAAACAACAATTTGAGAAAATAGGTATATTGCCAAGAGGACAAAGTGTTCAGCAAAAAGTAAAATGTCCGAACTGTAAACAGATTGGCAAAGAACATTACAACGATTTATGTTTAAGTATAAATCTTGAAACAGGATTGTATAATTGCCACAAATGTTCATGGAGTGGCATAGTTAAAACAGATTATTTTATGCCAATGAAAAAAGTGTACGAAAAACCTGTAAAAAGTAATTTAAAGAAGTTAAATCAGAGATGTAGAAAGTTTCTGAATAAAAGGGGTATTACTGATGAGGTTATAGATGCCAATAAGATAGTTTCATCTAAGGATGGCAAAAGTATAGTATTTCCATATTTAAAGAATGGAGAATTGATTAACTATAAAACTCGTGGCATAAATGATAAATTCTTTACACAAAGTAGAAATGGTTTGCCAATAGTTTACAATTATGATAGGATTGTAAATCAAAAACTAATCATAATGTGTGAGGGAGAAATAGATTCATTAAGTTGGGAAGTAGCTGGTATTACTTGGCATACTTCAGTTAATATGGGTGCTCCTAATGTTAATGATAAAAACTTAGATAAAAAGCTAGAGTGTATTTCAAATAGTTATGAGGTGTTTGAAAAAGCTGATTGGATTTATATTGCAGTTGATAATGATGATAATGGCAGATATTTACAAGAAGAGTTAGTTAGAAGATTTGGTGCTGAAAGATGCAAGATTGTAGATTTTAACCCATATAAAGATGCTAATGAAGTTTTAGTTAATGAGGGCATAAATTCATTAAAGCATAGATTAAAAATAGCAGATAATCCAAAAGTAGAGGGCATATTTAGTGTTGAAGACATTGCTAATTCAATGCTAGATAGTTATAGAAATGGACAGGAAAGAGGAACAACAACTTATATACCAAGTGTAGATTCAGCATGGACTTGGAGAAATGGAGAAGTTAATATTTGGACAGGGTATCAAAATGAGGGAAAAAGTATGTTTTTGAATCAGTTGGCATTATTAAAAGCTGTTTATGATGGTTGGAAGTTTGGAGTATTTAGTCCTGAGAATATGCCAATGAATGATTTTTTTAATGACTTAATTGAAACATATATTGGTAAAAGTGCTGACCCTTTTTATGAGAATAATTATATGAATGAATATGAGTTTAGATATGGCATGGAATTTATGAAAAGACACTTTTTTGTTATATATCCAAAAAAAAGTTATAAATTAGAAGACATATTTGAGAGGGCTAAGTTTTTAGTCCGAACAAAAGGTATTCGTTCTTTGATAATTGACCCTTACAATACAATTCAACATAGGATGCAACATGGTGAAAGAGAAGATTTGTATATCAGCAGATTTATGAGTGAATTGAAAAGGTTTGCAATAGAAAATAAAATATCTATTCATTTGGTAGCACATCAAGTAACACCACAGAAAGACGACAACAACCGATATTACAAACCTGATTTAAATAAAATAAAAGGTGGGGGTACATTTTCAGATAAAGCAGATAATGTTTTATTTGTATGGCGACCGAATAGGGCTTTAGATTTTTCAGATACATCTGTAATCTTTGGAAGTCAAAAAATAAAGAAACAAAAACTCGTAGGTTATCCACAAGAGATACATGGCATAACTTTCGATAGAAAATCATCGAGATATTATTTCAATAATGAAACACCATTTGTTGAGATAGATAAAATTCGATGCGAAGAAGAGCAAGAGTAGATGCTAACCAAAAAGAAATAGTTGCCAAGCTAAGAGAGTTTGGTTGTTCAATTCTACACACTCATCAACTAGGCAAAGGAGCTCCTGATATTATAATAGGATACAACAATCTAAATTATTTAATAGAATTAAAGGATGGTAATAAATCTAAATCTCAACAGAAACTTACACCAGATGAATTGGAATTTAAATCTAATTGGAAAGGTGCATATTTTGTGTGCAATAGTTACGAACAAATTATTTCTGTTTTGGATGAGAGTAATTGATTTATTGGCAAAAAAACATAGTGATTGGATAAAGATGGCATTAAGTTTTAAAGTAGATAATGACCAAGCAAATGAGATAGTACAAGAAATGTATTTAAGAATTAATGATTATGTTAAGGATGCCAAAAAGATTATGTATAATGATAAAGAAATAAATACTTTTTATGTTTATATAACACTTAGAAATATTTATTATAGTAACTTTTATGCCACAGGTAAAAACATAAAGAATAGAAAAATTATATATTTTAGTGAAATTATTGATAACCATGATGCTTTTTTTCTTGGCAAAAATCTAAAAGAAGACCCAGAACAAATTGAAAAGATTATTGATAAAGAACAAAAATTAGAAAAATTATTAAATAAAATAGAAGAAGAAATAGATACTTGGTATTGGTATGACAAAAAAATGACTAAATTGTATTTAAATACCAAAATGAGTATGCGAGATATAAGCAAAGAAACAAAGATTAGTTTAAGTTCAATATTTAATACATTAACAAATGCCAAAGAAAAAATTAGAGAAGTCACAAAAAAAGAGTATCGAAACTACAAAAAGTAAAGGTTTAGGAGATACTTTAGAAAAAGTATTTAAGAAAACAGGTATTGATAAGGTTGCTAAATGGGTATTAGGAGAAGATTGTGGGTGCGATGATAGAAAAGCCAAGCTCAATTACTTATTTCCATATTACAAACCTGAGTGTTTAACAGAAGATGAATTTAATTACTTAGATGAATATTTTAAGGCAAATAAAAACGTAGTTCATCCACAAACACAAAAGAAACTATTAGGAATATTTAATAGAGTGTTTAAGCAAAATAGAGATATGACAAGTTGTAGCTCGTGTTTTAAGAAAGATTTACATAATAAATTGCACAGAGTTTACAAAGAATATATTAATGAATAGTTTAATCAGAAATAGAAAAAAGGTTAGGCAAGTAATAGATTTTACAGGTGTTCAAAATGGCAATATGCACCCTAGCGATATTGATGCAGTTTTAGAATTTGATAATGAGATATTAATTTTAATAGAGGTTAAGTATAAATTTAAAAAGATACCAACAGGACAAAGATTATTATTAGAGAGAATCTGTAATTCTTGGCATACTAAAAAATCAATTGTGCTGAAAGTTGAGCATGATTTTGATAATGATGAAGAGAACATACCTTTAGATAAATGTGTAGTTACAGGAATTTATTATGATAAAAAATGGATTTATTATACTGAGCATTATAATTTTAAACACTATATAAATAAGCTTGGAGAGAAATGGGATTGTGAAAAATGTCGTTTCTAAACAATTTAAAGGTTAATTATTATTTATTATATGCCACTTATCAAACCTAAAAAATACGAACAAAGAGAAAACTTCTTACAGAGGTTTATGAATAATGCCAAGATGATATTAGAATATCCTGACCCTAAGCAAAGATATGCAGTAGCTATGGATATTTGGAAAAAGAAATTCAATTAAACTTGCGTAATTAATTAATTATTATTTAATTTGTTTCAAACAATGAAGCAATGAGAATAATTTTATTACTATTAATTATGTTTATTCAAAGCTGTACTAAGGAAAATTGTGATATAAATTACTATCCTTCAGCACCAAGATTAGACCCACACCATGTAGAGTACGGAGATAACTATGTAAAGTATGTCTTTGTTTGTATCAATGGTTATAATGAAGTGTATAATTATTATATCTCAGGCGATTGTTGGGAATTAGATTACACACAAACTTATAATTATCAATGTTAATGAAAGATTTATTTACAACACTCGATGGCGAGATTTGGGACAGACAAGAACTTATAGAAAAAGCAATAGAAGATAAATTCTATTATGGTTATTTATCTAAAGCTTGTTTATCAAGCAGTTCAGTTAGTCAATTACTAAAATCTCCTAGAGAGTATAAAAAACAAGATGATTTACCTACTGAATCTGATGCACTTGCACAAGGTTATTTATTTCATGCAAGTATATTAGAAGAGGATAAATTTAATGAATGTCTATTTTTAGATGTTTCAACTAAAGCAAACAAACAATACAAACTCGCTAAAGCTGAAAGGTGGGATGTCTTTACTATGAAAGATAGAGATAAAGCACTTAAAATGAGAGATAGATTTTATGGATGCCAAGATGCTAGAGATTTAATAGCTGATTGTGAATTTGAAGTGCCAGAAATAAATTACTTAATGGATTATCCTTTTCGTGCTAAGGCAGATGCTTTAGGTAGTTTATTAGTAGATTTAAAAAGCACACAAGACATTAATAAATTTAAGTATAGTGCTAGGGCATATAACTATGATAGTCAATGTTAT